AACCATATCAACAATACCGTTAATACACCTACCGTTAGTAGGGCTATCAAGATACCTTTCAATTAGGTTATCGAAGTAATCATTATTATCTCCAAAAGAAACCCACTCTTTGTTGTGAACCTCTTTGATTATAGGTGCTTGGTAAGAAGACATATTAACAACACGTATGCTATCTTTATACTCCTTTTTGATTGTATTAGTTTTCTTTGTACTCATTATATTATGTATGTGTTATCGTCTGACTCACTAAAAGGCTTATAGATTGTACCATTACCTATCTTATGTTTATTGGTTTCTCTTTCTAAACTTGTTTGAGATGTAACGTATATTTTATCTCTATACCATAAAGCTCCATCTTTAGTGATTTCTATGTAATAAGTAGAATCCTCTTTTAAGATAGTTGACTCAAACCTAACCTCAACATAATTTACTATTTCTGTTAAAGTTAAATTGGTAATATCCTCTTCTGCACCATCTCCATCTCTTCTTATATTCAAAGAGATAACACCAGACAAGTCTGTGCTTCTCGGTATAATTGTGATTAGTTTCTCTCCTGCTGTTGGTTGTAGTATTAACATATTAAGATAACTGAAAACTAATATTTTGTTTTATTTAATAAGAAAACCCCACCGAATGGCAGGGTTTAATAAAATAGATTAAGTAGTAATTATACTCCTGCAACAACAGTAAATCCAGCGTCAGCCAAAGTTCCATCGATAAAGTTAGCAGGTACTCTTTCCATACCAGTAAAGCTTAAAGTATATCCACTCATATCTCCCATAGCACCACCAGTTACAACAGTACCTCCAGTTACGTCAGCTCCGTGTTCCAATCCAGATAACAAAAAGTTTCCATTGTTGTCCTCGATAATTACGTGAGGTCTTCCGAAAGATAACAATTTGATTGTTTTGTGGTCTTCTTTAGTTAATTTTTTAAGTGATAACTCTAACACTTGTTCGAACATAGTAGTCCCATTCTCTCTACTTGATTGAATGTTTTCTGTGTACGTTGAGTTTCCTCTTACGTCAAATTTGTAAGCACTTGGTGTTCCAGCAACTGAGTCAATTACATCGGTATCTGTACTATCGTATGTGATAGCACCTAAGTCTCCGTAATTAACAAAATATACTGCATTGATTCCTCCAACGCTATCTTTGCAAGGTTCTAACCTTCCAACTGCAATATCACAAGCCATAATTTTGTATTTTTAATATTAGTTAATAAAAAAGGGCAGATGGAAACCACCCACCCTTCTTCGTTTTGTTTATTTATTACTATGCAATTCCGTAAGTTACGATGTCTTCAGCAATTCCGTATTGTACTCCTGCTGTAAATCTCATAATTACTCTTACATTTTGTGAACCATCTAAGTCAGCCATATCTAAGACACGTACCTCTTGAGAATCAGACATTAAGGAAGTTCCGAAGTGTAAGTTGTCTTTAGTAGTAGCAATCATTTTGTCAGAAGGAAGTCCGTTAGCCATAAAGATTTTTACACCATCAAAGAACAATACATTGATGTCTTGGTTGTTTCCTTGTGCCATATAACCAGCAGCTCCTTGTCCTCCACTTTGGAATCCACCTAAACTACGCTTGTAAGCTCTAAATACGTTTTGTGCAACGTAAATATGTAAATCATCTCTTCCGTATAATGCAGAAGGAATAGCATCTACAACTTTCCCTAACTCAGCAACAACATTTGCAGCAGTTACAGTAGTTCCAGTTACTTCAATCTTATCAGCATCAGCAGCTAATAAAGTAGAGAATCCGTCAAATGAACCAGCAGCTTCAGCTCCAGCCCAAATGTTTTGTTCGTTCTTTTGTGCAACTTTTGCAGCAACATAACCGATTAAATACTCTTGGAAAGAGCTTGGTAAGTTGTCAAAAGCAGAATATCCCATCTGTACTGCATCCCAGTCAGAACGGAAATCTTTCTTACATAATTCTAAGTTAACTTGTAACTCTTTAGGTTGTAAGATTCTTTCAGTTAATGTTAAAGTTGATGTGTCAGCGAAATCACAAGTACCATCTTTTACGATACCGTCTAATTCCAATCTTTTTACAACTTCTTTAAATTTTACGTTTGGACGAATAGTTAGTCCTCCGTTTGCAATTGTGTTACCTGCTAATAAAGCTGCTGAGATAAATTTCCCTGCACTTTCTCCAGCATAAGTAGTAGTAATACTTGTAGTAGTAGCCATTTTTATATAATTTTTAATTGAATAACATTCTGTTGACTCTTTCTTCAGTAGTCAAAACTCTGTTTGGGTTTGATAATAAACTTTTTTTCTTTTCGACTGATGCTTCTGGAGAATGCACAACTTCTTCTGCTTCTTCAGATAACTCAACCTCTTCTTGTGATGATAATTCTTGAGGAACTTCTTTAGTGTCCGCTGCCGACTTATCTTCGATTAACGCTTTAATCATAGAAAGTAATTCAGTTTTAACTGCTGATAACTCCTCAGATGTAGCGTAATTTGCTACTGGTGCTTCTGCCACCTCGTCAACAATCACTTCTTCTTTAGGTTCTTCAGCAAGGATAACTTCCTCTACTTCTTCTTCAATAGCTTCAATCACTTCTTCAGTAGACAAATCTACTGCTTCTTCTACAACAACTTCTTCAACTTTAATCTCTTCTTTAGAAAGATTTAAAAGCTCTTTTACGTTGTTAAGGATTTCTGTTGCTTTCATACTTATTGATTTATATTAATATAACTATTCACAGACTTAGTGTCTTGTTTTCTAATCTTCTGTCTCTTTGTATATCGAACCGATACCTTGTTTCCAATACTCCTCAGATTTACATTTCTTCTTGCCTTTGTCGCAGTCAATAGAATATGTATTCTTACACTTACAATATACTGCCTTCATACTATTCGTCTATTTTTTTAAGTTTGTTAATAGCCCATTCTATACCGCTTGTTCCTCCCCAGCAGTCCCACATTAGTCCTCCACACCCTTCAGTATAAGGAACGTCTTTGTGTTGTTGATGTCTTTTAAAAGATGCCATTCTTGCGATTGTATCTCTACTTAAAGGTTTTCTACCTGCTAATTGACTTGCTCTTGTCCATCCTACGCTTGTACCACAAGAACTTCCGTTTTCTTTCTTGTACTTTAATGCTTTCTTTGCATTATTAGTTGCACTTTGAGGGTAATCAGAATAAGACTCTAACATCTCTTTAGCTAACATATCCTTGATTTGGTCTAATATCTCATTAGCCTCAACCTCTTCAATGTCTTCAGCTCTATCGCTAAACATACCTTCGATACTCAATCCTAAGTATTTACCAGATTTAACATCTTCCCATACTTCGTCATTATCTATCTTCATAGTTACAGCCCAAGCACCTTCAACAGCATTTAATCCGTATAAAGCAGTTTTATCTTTAGAAGGGTCTTCTACAATCCAAGACTCTATTACAGAAACACCACTTGTCATTTGCTCATCGTGTTCTAATGTAGCATTGTTTAGTTTAAGACGTTTTAAGTACAGCTCAGAGGCTTTTCTTACAGTTTCCTTAGAGAATATAATATTATACTCCTTGTCTCCGCTACGTCTATATATTGGCTTGTCTGGAACTAATGCAAGACCTACGATAACTCTCTTCTCACTATCTACTGTTTTAAACTCTACCTTATGCTTACTTAAAGCGACAAAGTTCTCTTCTATTGCAGGAAACTCAACAAGAGAGATGGCTTCTATACCATCTTCTTCTCTTGCTTCATCTATAAACAATTCAAAAGTTTCTAATTCATTCATATTTTATTCTTTTATGTTATGTTAACTTTATTTAGTTTCTTTGTTTTATTTTATGTACCAGCAGCTCCAGTTATAACTCCATCTAATTGTTGTTGATTAGTTACGTCTCTTGCTACAACATAAGCTCTTAATGGTTGGTTGAATTGTGATTGTATAGCACTCATCAAAACATTTTCATTAGACCTTCCTACTATATTGAACGAAGGTTCGGCTCTCGTACTTCCTCCACCAGAACCGCCTCCAACTCCAATAGCAGGGCTTGTACCAGAAGAGGATTCAAACCTTGTTCTTGCTATCGCTGCAACATTTGCGAGACCAGCAGCTAAAGCAACTCCAGCAGCTATCTTAGCTCTAATAGGAGAGGTTGGGTCTAACTGTAATTGAGATGTGTAAGCTTTTTGTGTAGCTAAATATGTGTCAGCTAATGCTGTCGCTAAGCTAAAAGCTTTCATTACATTAAATCTCTTTCTCGCAATCTTCTCTTGCTTTACTCTTAATTTTTCATCATTCTGAGCAATCTGATTCTGTATATCTTCTTTCTGTTCTTTGCTTAAATTTTCATTAAGAAGTCTTTTATTTAATTCATTATTTAAAGCGTTTGTTTTGTTTTGTTCGACAGTCATCTGTCTATCAAACTCAGAGTCTACAAAATCACTTACCGAACTTATTATAGCTTTAGCGTTCTCAGCGTATCTTGCCCACTTTTCAAGGTCAGTCTCTATCTCCCCTTCTTTTGGAGCTATACTGAGAGCTTTCTCTCTAAGTTTCCTAAGCTCTTCAAATGCAGCATATATTTCTTTCCATTTAGTATCAAATGTACCCTTATTGCCAAGTTCTTTATTTCTCTCCTCAAAGGAACTGGATATTAGCTCACTTGTGCTTTTTCGAGCCGAATCAAGAAGAGTTTTTTCTTGAGATTCAGTAATCTCTCCTAATTGACGTTTCTTTTCTAACGAATCCTTAAAGGCTAAAAACCTAAGTTGAGCTTCTGATTGGAAATTCTTGTACTTAGTTTCAAGCACTTGTTTCTCGGTAGTTTCCTTTAATTGAAGTACCTTGAGTTCATTGTCTAATTGTATTTTTAATGCGTCTTTTTCATACCTTTTCTTTATCTCGAATCTTTCTTTCTCTGTTTTAGCATTTCGTAATTCTTCTGACTCTTTGTTTTTTAAGTCTTGTAGCTCTATTTTTTTTGAGAAAGATAATAAAATGCTTTCATTACTCTTAACCTCTAAATCTAACTCTTCGGGCGTTTTAAGGAATGATAATTTTTTAGACTTACCTGCTTTCTTTTTAATACCTTCAATAGCTTCTATCTTCTTTTGAAGCTCATCTATAAGGATAGTTTGTTTTTTATATTCCTCAGAAGTATCTGAAACAGCTTCTCTTTTCTTTTCCTGCTCACTTTTAAGAGCTTTTAATGACTTTAAAGTACCTTCCTCTGCTGCTGTTAGTTTCTTTGTAGCCTCTTCTACATCTTGTATTAATTTTAGGTTTTTACTTATCTCTGAGTTCCTCTGTGTCTTTAAATCATTTATAAGCTTCTCTCTACCTATAACTTGATTTTGAGCTATTTTTAAGCCTTCATAATCTGATACAACCTTATTTCCAAGTACATCTGTTTTGTAAAAACTATCTGCGAATTTTTTATTCCTTACTAACTTCTCTTCTTGTTCGGCAATTCTTTTTTGGAAATCAAGAACCTTTTCTGCATTTTCAGCACTTAACTTTTCTTTTTTAGCCTTTAACTCTATTAGTTTTATGTATTCTTCTATCTTACCATTTACATCGTCTTGAGATGTAAAATTATCCGAAAGAGCCGTGTTTAAATCCTTCAGACTATCTGTGAAATCGTTGACACTATCTTTTGATTTTTCATTAGCTCCATAAAAAAAATCAAGAGCAGATACAGCTGCTGTAATAGCAAATACAACTCCTAAAGGTCCCATAAGGGATTTCCACATAAGTTTAAGTGCTGAGGTAAGCCCTCCTGCTTTGAGACTCGCACTACCTAACTGAGAAACAAGTTGAGTAATGTTGTTAGCCATACCTCGAATCCCGTAAGGCGCATCGGATACAACTCTACTTAATTCCATTGTAGCAGCAGTAGCACTACCAGTAGCATCACTTTGTTTGTTTAATACTTTTGTGGTCTTTTTAGTCTCTGTTAGTATATTGTTCTGTATAGTAGCTCTTTTGGCTTGTATTTTAGATAACCTATCTTCTTGTATAGCTATCTTCTTTAAGACCAACTCGTAATCCTTTTCTCCTTTAGTTAATTCACTTAACTTATTATTAAGACTTACGATTTGAGCTTCTGCCCCTGCCTCTTGTACTTCTAATTTAATTAATACAATCTTATCTGCCATTTGTTAGTTTTTTTCTTTTTGTTTTTATTCTTAGTTCTTTAAATGTTGAAGGCATTTCGTAAAGCCCTTTAGCTATATTGACATCCATATCGTCAATCAACCAATCCTTATCTCTTAGTAATTCTAAAGTTTCTCTTATCATTATTGTAATGTAAATGTGTCTAATATATTTGAAATTGGGGATACGTTACCAGCAGCATCTGTAGCGTATATTGCTACCCTATAATTAGTACCTCCTTGTAAACCCGTGAAGGTATAAGAAGTTACATTTCCTACGGTAGTATAGAAATCTTGTTGTAAGTCTATAATATATCCAGTAACACCCACGTTATCTGTTGCAGCAGTCCAATTAACTTCGAAACCACTTGACGTCTGTGAGCCTTGTACTAAAGATAAGTTAGTAGGTGCTGTTGGTGGAACTAAATCAATAACTGCTGGAGCATAGTCTGTTAGCAATTCAAGTTGTGATTTACCAGTATAAAAATCAGTCTCTATTGAGTTAATCTTGTAAGACTTTCCAGCTACTTGAAATCTATCTGAAAGATTGTATTTTAAAAGTATTCTCAATGGTAAATATGCCGACATCTTAGTCAATCTATTAGTTTTATTAAATATACCAGAGATGTAATTACTGTGGTATTTGTTAAACAACGTTCTATTGTTAGGTGTTAACTCCCATTCATCAGATTCTGGGCTAAAGTTGATTGATTGCCTATTATCTAAGTCTGGGAATAATAGATTAGAGTTTGCAGGTGCAAAATACGCTTGAATAGGTGTGTGACTGTCTGGTTCATTAGTTACTGGGTCTACACTATCTACAAAAGACAATTCCGCTGTCTTTAATGCCATATAAAAAACGATTGGCTTACCGATATAGCTCTCTTGCTTGTTATCAACACAGTAACCCCATTGTATGTTTGTCGGAGGGTTTATAGCGTTAATATCCAGTAATCTCTCAAACTTCATATGCTCGAAAGGTATTTTGTATTGATATATTCCACCAGTAAAAATACTACTGTTTTCGGTCTTATATTCTTCAGTACCCCATTCCTCATTAAATAATTCATTATGTCTTTTAGCTAAGAAAGAACCCAAGCCTTCGTAACCAAATACTATCTCTCTAAAAGGTAATACTGAATTTGTTTGACTTTCAGATACATCTATGTATTTTGTGATATCGTAGTTATTTCCGTCAGAATAATAATCATCTAATGTTTTAACTACTATTTCAGTACCTTCAACATAAGCTACTAAGTTAAACATCTTGAATATAGATGTCAAAAAGTCAAGAACCTTCATCTTAGGTATTTGTTGAGTTATACTAAACTCAAATGTCTGAGGTATAGCAACAGTTCCAGATGTTGCGTAGTTTTCATTTACTGTAGACTGGCTTTCTGAATCAAAGTAGCTGTAATTCCAAGCTATATCACTAAAAGAAATAGAGGTGTTTGTATTTATCTGTATAGTGTAGTCACTACCGATTGTTACTGGTATATTTATGTTTCTAATGTTTCCAGAGATTATTCCGCTTGAATACACAGATAATCCGTCTCTAAAAACAGAAAAAGAATAATTCTCAGTACCTATTGGTGTCATATTAAGTCTAAGTACGGTATTAGCACCACTTACTTGACCGAAGCTCTTTAAGTGAAGCACTCCGTTAGTCATAGAACTCTGCGTATTATCTGCATCAGTAAAATCAGTTACAGTATAATTAGAGGTTTCTATCTGACCTCCAGTAGTTGCAGCTCCCTTAACCCTATGTAACCACATATAAAGTTCACTAAAATCATTGCTCGTAGCAAGATTAAAGAAATCATCACTAAATACTAAATCCCTTGAATAACCATTAGCTATAGTGTATTTATTTTCTATTGCCTTGATTATAATCTCAAGTCTTATAGCGTACTTTAACTCATTCCATTTAACACCGTGTTCGTGTCCACTTCCTTGTTCATAATAAACGTTTCCAGAATGATTGTCATCGTGAGAGTGTCCTTGTGTGCTATCATAATACAATCTTTGAGAATGCGTTATTAAAGGCACTTGTATTGGTCTAATATAGGTAACACCACCTACAACCTTGTTCATAGCTGTAGTTAAATGGTCTTCCACATCATCTGGAGCGTAATTTAAAGTAAAGTTATCTAACCAAGTAAGAGATGATAGTAAATCGTCCCCTAATAGCTCTTTTAAGGACACTGTACTTCCAAAGAATGTAATCCTATAGGCGTGAGCCTTATTGTCTCTTAAATCCACTCCCTCGAGCTTTATATAGCCATTCTTGAACGGTATTGAGTTTAACTCTAATTTAGCAGGTACTCTTACTCTTGAATCAAACCCATCAGCGATATTATTTTCATAGTAGTGCTTAAATATTTTATTATTAACTCTGCTTGCAGGTAGACTAAAGGTTTGTGAGTATTCTGTGAATATCTTAGTGACATCTCTCACATCTTTGATAGTGTCTGTTATTACAACACTCTCGTAATCGAACATCTCAACCTTTTGGTCTTCTATGTATATCTGTACTTGCTGCATCTATCTAACGGTGTTTATAGTGTCGTATGATTTATCAAATTCTATTGTGTATTCTACTAATTTGTCGTTTAAAGAGGTCTTGTAAGTGATATCACTTGTTTTAACGTTTATTGGCAACACTTGCTCTTCCGACCTTGTGTCTTGAATGCTTTTTGGTGTATTTATCTTAGTAATCCAAACTTGTTCAGATAATAAAAGCTGTTTAAATACCTCGTTGTAATCCTCGCTTAGAAAACCACTACTTAAAGAAACTGATTCCTTACCAACAACATTAAAATCCTTGTTAACGTGAGAGTTTATGTTGTAATAACCACCAGACTTATAAGATTCCTTTTCTACAACCATATTTTCTACTGATTTCTTAAAGAAGTGCATATCCTGCAAAGCTCCAAACTTATTTACGAAAGTCACTTTTACTGGCTCATACTTGCATTCCTCTACTTCTTTTACAATTACAGTTTCTATGATACCATAACTCCCAGAAACATCTATTCTGTCTATTGAATCGTATCCGTGTTCTTTGAAGAAGTCTTGAAGACATTTACTATCCTCAAAGATAGCACTCTTACTACCTTGAACCCTTTCTTTAAATGTATCCCAATTAGCATCATCTCCATAAATAGAAAGGTACTTTATTTGATTATCACTACCGTCCTCTTCACTAATCACTTCAGAATAAACGATTTCTCCGTTTTTATAGAAAACAATAGATGGGTTTGTTCCAGTGTATATTGGAACTCTAACAGTATTTCCTTTTAATGAGAATATCTCTCTGTTAGTTAACAGTAAGGATGGCTCTATAAAGATAGGGCTTCCGTCTTCAAAGTAATTGTAGCCATCAAAAGCAACATCTGTGGATGTACTTGGGCTACCAATTATAGTACCACTTGAGTTATAAGATGTAAGTACGGTTTTTACCCACACAGAAGCTGTACTGGAAGCATTGTCGTACGTTCCATCAAAAATTATATTTAACTCATCTCTAACAAGCTCTGCGTATTCAAAGTTATATGAACTCGAACCGTTTAGAACTGATTTTCTTACTGTGTATGTAGGGTCTGCTGGAGGGGATGTTTTGATGCCTTTCCATATGTATAATTCCATAATACCATAAGAAACCCCAGAAGAGAACTTAGTTTTATAAAAAGGACTTCTTGCATTTATTATTGCCATTTATATTTCTTTTAATTTTACTATTATATCGAGTTTGTATGCTTCAGCTATCATATCTGTTACGTTTTTCACTACATCTTTTCTTAATTCATCAAGGAATCCACTACCTTTGTATCCAAATCTTTCAGAGATACCTCTGTCCCTAATGCTAAATGCAATAGCAATAGCCATCTTTTCAGCGGTAATAAACCTACCGCTCTTATTACTTCTTGGTCTAATACCTTTTGTTTTAGCCCATTTCTTTATACTGGCTACTTTTGAGTCAAATTCAGACTTACCGCCTTTACCTCTGTTTTTAATACCTCCAGATATTGCTTCTATATACTTATTAGCCTCTACTGTAACAGTATTGCCTTCAACATTGTAAACAATAGACTTATCTAAGTCTCCAGAAGCCTCAAACTTATCTCTTTTAGCTAATCTCTTTACCTCAGAAACAATGTTAGCTCCAACTTCCTTTAAAACTTTGTCTAAATTCTCCATTTAGCAGATACTTACGCCATTAGGAATCTCTATTGATATATCAGTACTCCAACCAGCTAATTCATTGCTAAAACGCTCTTTAAATGGCTGTGCAGCAGGTTGTGTGGTAACTTGGTAGTTAGCTTCAAACAAATCCCCTCGCATTAGCTTAGATATTATTGTGTTTATGACTTGAAATTGGGTATTAAATACGTCTTGTAGGTTATTATTACCGTAAAACAGCTCAAAATTAGACTTTTCTTTATTATAATCAACAATATCAGCACATAGCAGTTTTATGTTGAAAGTAACGGTTTGTCCGTTATAATTTACACTATCTATCAATAAGTGTGATAATGGGAACATTGTTGTCTTATCTAAGTCTACATCCTCTATATCTCCGTATGTTACGGTGTTTACAGAAGGACTTAGTAGTAATTCATCTCTTAATGTGTCTAATATGTCGTAAACGTGTGTCATCTTGTTTGTGCTTTAAGCATTCTTTCTTCTAATTCTGATTTTTCTTTAATAAACTCTAAGTACATTAAGCATTGGTGTACTGGGAGTTCTGTAACTTCTCCAATTCTTCGGACATCTTCTCCAGCGAGTGTAAATATTGCTTGATAGTTTCCCCACTTTTTACCGAATGCTCGTCCGTCCGACCTTCCTGCTTCTGCTGAAGCTCTTTGAGTGTATAAGCCATCGTAAAGTTGGACAATTTTGTCGCTAAACGATAAAAAAAAACCCTTGCACCTAATGCAACATCTAATGGGGTGTCTCTCATAACATCTGCCAGATACTCTGTACCCTTGTAGTCGTGTATTAAGTAACTATCTTTGTTCTTAAACTTAATTGGTCTGTACATAACAGCCATTGCTCTATGGAAGTCTTTGTCAACGAAGAGGTATTTCTCTAAATCCACAAATTCTCCGTAACTCATCTTGTCGAAGTTAGGTATTAAACCAAACTCAACCGTAACACCATCCGTTCCAGTAAGCTTAAATGTTCTGATAAGTTCTGGTTTACTGTTTAAAACAGAAGATAAGTGTTGTATAGAGTTATCAAATACACTTAACCCTATTCTATCAATGTCTTTAAGTTCTACTCCACAAAATATACCAAGCAGTTTCTTCTCTAAGAAGTCTGTAAGTTCAGCATCTTTGTTTTTCTCCAATACATCAACATACTTTTGCCATTGGCTTAGTTTAATGTCTCGCATTGTTGCAGGTAGATTGAATTCAAAGTTGTTATCCATAAATGTCTTGTATTATATTAAGATAACTTTTATGTGGTTTTTTGTATTAATTATTTGCGTATTAAATATAATTAATATACTTTTGACAAAAATAAGTTGGATATGAACATATTAGATGATAACAATAGTATTAGGTTTGGTTCTTTTAAGTGTTTAGATAACAATAGGGTTTATACTGTTACATCAACACTATCCACATTCGAATTAAATGAACCAGCTTGGAAAGATAATGCTTTAAAGGCAGAAGATACTATCAAAAGAGATGATGGAGAGTCCAGAAAGCTAATGAGAAGTCAATTAAAGAGTAGATTTACAAACATAGAAGAATATAAACAAAAACCAAGATAGAAATTATGGAAGAACAAAAGATTACCACAGAACAGATTACATACCTTAAATCGGTAGTATTATCTCAGTTATTATTAGAAGCTAATGAGTCTCTAATGAACACAACAGTTTATAAGCAGAGCTTAAAGCAGCAGATAAACAGAATGAACAACATCTTAGAACCTATCGTAAGAGAAGAGTTTGATGGTATTTATAAATCAGACCCAGAGATGACTACAAACATCTTAAACAAGATAGAATCTATTGTAACTAAGATATGCTCTTACCAGTTAGAGGAGTTAGTTATATTAGATGCAGTAGTAGATAAGTATGAGGATAACAAGGAATGGTTTTTAGAGCATACAGCATCAGAGTTTCTGAGAATAAATTAAAAAAAGTTAGTTATTATTTTGTGGTTTAATAAAAATCACATACATTGCACCAAGTTTAATAGGCAGATTGCCGTAAAATAAATAAATATGTTACATTACAAGGTTTACGATAACCAAAAAAGAACAGCAGAAAAGATTTTCAATTCAATTAGTCTTGGAAATAAGAGAATTCACTTAGTAGCTCCAACCCAGTCTGGTAAAACTGGAACTATTATTCACTTAGCTAATATGATTAGCGACAAAAACTTCATACTTACTTCTGGTATGATGGACAACCACTTATTCAATCAGAATAGTTACATTGCTGAGGTTGCAGCACCAAACATTAGAGCAGTAAAGATTTCAGACTTACTAAAAGAACCTAACCCTAAGAAGATAGTAAAGGAGCTTAATATTGAGTTTATTATTATTGATGAGAATCACTTCGGTATTGGAGAGGAGTCAAGGTTAGATAAGTTTATTAAAGAGCTTTGTGTATCTTGCCCTAATACAACTATTATCTGGGTAGGAGCTACTGGATACCAGTTAGTAAATAGTAATGTTATAGACGATACTATTCAGATGGAAGTTCCAAGTAACTATTATGGTGTTCAAGACATTATAGATTCTGGCAATGTTATAGATTCAGCAAATTTCGAGTACATTACGAGGCTTAACTCTAAGTCAAGAATAAAGTTTGGTATTGATTATGGAGTTATTGTAAATCAAAAAATGTTACCACTACTTGAACACTTAAAGTCATTTAATAATGGTTTAGGTATTGTAAGAGTTCGTTCTAAAGAATCAGCAAATATTCTTAAAGAGAGTTTAACAAATAGGTTTCCATACGCTAAATGTATTGTAGCTGTATCTGGTAATGGGTTGTCTATCTCAGACTCTATTAGAGATGCTAAGATGTTAGCTAATAAGAAAAGAGTTATCTTAATTGTTTGTCAATCATTAAAAGCTGGTATTGATTTAGGAGAAACCAAGAAAGTTGTTAGATTTGTAGTAGAGACTTACAAGACTTGTGCATCTGTATCTCAAGGTTTAGTAGGTAGGGTTTGTGGTTATCACTTAAATAGAGATTGTATATTCGTTGCAGACCCAGAAGCTATCAAACTACAAGCTGCTTATGAAAGAGACCATAGGATTGTTAATGATGAGTTTTTGAGTAACTGCTTTTCTGATTCTAATAAACGCATAGCCACCAACTTTTCTTTCAGAAAGAAGTATAATACTAAACAAAAACAATACTACAAAGGTCAAACATATAAAGTAAACTCTGTAGATGAGTTAAAAGCTGAGTGGTTTGAGGGTTATAATAAAGATTATCTAACTAAGGTAGGTAACGTTATGCAAAGCATACTTAATAGTGGAGGTAAATACTCTCTAAAGCCATCAGACCATCCTTCTTCTACAGATAAGATTAACACTATTCAAAGCAATAAGTTCACTAAGAGAAGTCAATTTGATACCTACCTAAATAAAATAGAAGGTATTATTAATTTCTCAACAATTTTCCATAGATTTGCAGCTACTTCTGAAGGTAGACGAAGAGGTGGTTTAAAAGGAGGTATATCTAATTCAGATTACGCTAAGGCAATCAAGGTAGGTATCTTGTATAACGACCAAGACAATAGCTTCTACATTTCAGTAAGATATAAAAGAACCACAAACAGAGAGATTAAAGTTAACTTAGTTAACAAAACTATATTTAGTAACCAATAACATTTATTATGAGATTTAAAGAGATTACAGTAGATTTAATAGAGCAATACCTTGATGGTGTACTACACGGAGATGAAGAGCATAGAGAGTGGCTTACAGAAGCTACATACAACTTCTTTGCTGAAGATAAACCAATCCCTACACCAAGAGGTTCTGGTACTAAGGATAGATTATACAAAGAGATAGAAAGACTAAGAGAAGAGAACGAACTACTAAAAGCAAAGTAATATGAAAAAAAGACTAATACAGAAGCTTCAACAACTAATAGATAAGTTGCCTATAGGTAGCAAAAGAAAAGAAGCTAAGAGAGATTTATTAGAACTTAAACTAAGCGATAGCGATTACCATCACATATCATTAGCTAACAAGTATAAAGAAAATCTATAGTAAGTAGATGGACTATATTATTTATTGATATAGTCCAAACACTTTACCTTAATTTAGTTATCTTAATAGAGCAGTAGTTCTCTTTAACCTACCAAACTTTAGTCATAACCGTAAGACTATTGGCTCAGACCAATCAAGCCTCCTTAGTAATTGCATTTACCATACCTTTATAATCTTCGTAGCACCCAGTAAATATTCAAACTAACGAGCATACTTTATTATATTTAAGATTATAGGAGGGTGCATACTTCCATTCGACATTTCTTTATATTTTCAAAATCAGTTTACCAGTTTTAAGTGAAAAGATATTTGAGTATTCAATATTATTTTCAAAATTGGTTTGTCGATTTAAAGTAAAAAGATATTTGACTTTTGTTTGAATTCATAAAATTGGACTACTTGCCATAGCCAAATCTTATTTTACGTTAATTCACTATAAATAAACCTTATACCTATTTTAAGGTACATTACAGCTGTTTTAAGAGACTTTAAATATTTATGGTATGTTGGTATAAGTAGGGTGTAGATAGTTGCTTAAATGAGTTTAAAAATGTGGTTTATTTCATTAGAATATATCCCCCTTATATTTCAATAACTTAAAAAAATAATCGTTTCAGTTTTAAGCATAAAAAAACCCCGATTAAGGGGTTGATTTGATTGTTTAGTATGTTAATATTAATTTGTTTTAATAGTTCTTTAAATAGCTTATAATAGCATCATATTCGCTTATATTATCATCATTGTAATTCGATATAAAAAACTCGTTATAATATTTAGGTATTAAGTCAAAGGACAAATCATATTCTAAATTAGTTAACGGGTGGTTATTGTTTTTTATTTCTTGTAGTAATGTATAAAATAAAAATTGATTGTAGTTGATTGATTGTTTCATATTATTTAAATAGGTTTAAAAAGTGTTTATATTTGTACCATTTGTTTTGTTGCTTATATTCTAACAATGTAACGTTGTAACCTATTCGGACAGATACATTTTTAAAACCGTTTCGTGTTGCATATTGTTTAGCTCCTAACAAGGTGCTACTTGTATCAATATGTATGGTTTCATTATCGGTTGAGCCGTATATTTTTATCATAGTGTTTTATTCTTTTAAAGCGTTCTCTATTCTTTTAAATAGTTCCTTATTACTTTTTTTATATTCCTTTTTACAAAAATAAATTATAGAAGGCAAATCTTTGATAAAATTATCTATATTAATTACTATTTGTTGGTTCTCGTTTAAAAGTATCAACTCGTTATTTTCGGCAAATATCGTTTCAATTTCGTGGATATATGTATTTTTCATTTTGTTGGTTTTATTGGTTATAATGTTTAAAAGTTTCTTTTAATACGTCAATCATATTTTCTTTATCGTTACCGTTTAAAGCGCAATTAATTAAAAATTCTATTTCGTCGTAAGGGTCGGCACACTCGTAATTAAACCAATTAAAGTAAGTTTCTATGTACTTTTGTTTTTCGTCTTTAGTCATTTTTGTTATTGTTTGTTATTATTATTTAAAAAGTCATTATTAATACTATCTAACCATTGGTTAAAATTTTCAAGGTACTCGGCAAAATTGTTGTTTTCGTTATTTTTCTCCATAATATAGGTATTTTCTTGCTTGTTTTATTGTGTTAAAATATTCAACCTCGTGCAATGAAGCTACTTTATATAGTTGATGAATCACACTTAAAGTTTTATTATTTCTTGTTTGAGCGTACCCGCAATGCAGTGCATAGCTTGTTAACTCGTCCTTATATTTATTACTTGTATATAATTTATTTTTCATAGTTTTATTATTTTTATTATTTCATTTAGTTTCTTTGAATCAATAGAAAGGTACTTTGTTTTGTTGCCGTAAAAATCGTAAAAATGTATACTATATGGTTTGTCTGAATTTAGAACTAATTTATTAAATTCAGTATCTAAATATTCGCTATTTTTAAGATTAGATAGTTTAGTTTTCATATTATATTTTTATAAATTCGTAATTTGCTTGTATGGTACTTACTACCCTAAAACCGTTAAATTCTTTTTTTCTTTTAAAATCATTTGTTAAAATGTAGTTTGTTAATATACCGTCCTCGTTTATATCATATAAAAGAAAATCTTTTTTACTTTTTACTATCTTGTTTAAAATTGTAGTTCTTACTTGTATCATAATATTATATATTAGTTATTAAAAATTTGTTCTATTTGTTCGCTTATTTCATACCATTGATTCGTCAACCTTTGTTGGTAATGTAATGTAGCCAATAATTCACTATTTAGATTCTCGGTAGTGTATCCGTATTCGTTCGCAATTTCTAAACTTTCAGACAAAGAGGCGTCCTCCCTTAAAAGGTACTTCATTGCTTCGTGGTAATAAATTATATCTTCTTCCATTATTGCATTGTGTACTTTGTCGCAAAAATCATTAAAAGTATCTTCATTGCAGTATAAATTTTGCAAATCAATATCGAATTGGTTATCTTCTGAAATTTGTTGTAGTTTGTTTGAAATATCCATTTTTTTGTTTTTAAAAGTTAGTTATTTAATTACTATGGTACAAATATAATACTTTTTTTCAATTACACAAACTTTTTTATAAAAAACTTACATTTTTTTGTTTTTTTATATAGCAACACAATAAAATCAAAGCTATAAATTTACAGTATTAAAACAAAGTTCTTTTTTTAGTGTTAATATAAGGAACGTGCACGAATAACAAATTAATTAACGTACACAAATAAAAAACGTTAAATTTTACTTATTTATTTTTATTCTAAATAAGGCAAAAATAAACATATGTTTACCTCCATAACAAAGACGGATTTTTAGCCCCATAACAAAGACGGAGGAATTAAATTACCTCCATAACAAAGACGGAGAAAAATACAGTTCGACCTCCATAACAAAGACGGAATTATTTTTTACCCCATCATATTAAACAAAAAAAAAGGGAGACAAACTTAATTGACCCCCTCCATATTAAACATTTTATTTTTATCTTATCACATAAACTCCAGAGTTTACTCCTTGCACCAAGTACATCATAGCATATCTAATAGCATCTATAAAGTGATTGAACTTATCTATTGGTGCTTCCCCTTTATCCTTCCATACATAGTTGTTTAGCTCTCTTATAATACCGTGAGAACCTCTATCTACTACTATCTCATAGTCCTGCATCAATGCAATACCAGATAAGATACTACCTTTCTTCTTGATGGTTGGTTTTATGTTAAGTCCCAATGTCTTTAGCTCAGATATAAGTCTGGGTTCAGAGTTATCACAGATAATCAAATCCATACCACACTCATTTCTATTCCTTGTAGCTACCTCAGATGTGTTTAAATGGGCTTTTCCGTAGATTTCCTTAACCCAAACCTTTCTTGCGTGTTTATCTACCGAAATCTTCACAAGTGTCGTTAAATCGGCTGAAAATCCAAAATCCTGCCCATAGCAAGTAAGTTCTGTAGGTATAAAGTCTCCAACCCTCCATTTTCTGATAATTGTACCTTCAGCTTTTTCAAGCCATCCACCCAATATCTGGTGTTGGTATTTATCTGGTCTTTTACGCTTCATCTCAAAGATTCTCTCTAAGAATGACTCTGATAGGTTGTCTTTATTGTCCTTGTAAGTTGTATGTATGTAGCTAACATTACCTTTTTTGGTATTTGATGCTGCCAATACATTTTCATTCTGGAAAAACCTCTGATATATCCAATGCTCTTTAGTAGTTGGGTTAAGAATCAGTATAACTCTGTTTTGTTTAATTAGTGAACGTATAGAGAAGTCAATCTTATCAAAAACACCTTCATCTGTAAGCTCTTCAGCTTCATCGACTACAAATGTTGTTATACCGTTAAGAGATTTAAGTGCTGCTGTCTGATTACCAGAAGATGTCCTAATACCCTTAAATATGATAGAAGAACCAGTTTTTAGGTTCATTATCTCGTCCTTAGTTATCCTAAAGTCTTCGTGTACACCCATTAGGTTAATCTTCTCAATAAATTCTGGAATAATAGATGTATGAGCTGATATCATAGTATATCGAGAGAACAGAATCTTATGTCCTTTCTCATAGGTAAGGTTTAGCAGGAATACATTGACTCCAAATGACTTACCAGAACCCCTACCTCCAGTAACAACAAAATACCTACTCTCATCTTTGAAAATAGGTATGTATTTCTTGTGTATGTTTATGTTATTCATCTTTAGGTGTTACGTCTATAATTTTATCCTTTAGCTTCTTACCTTCTATACTATCTCCAAAGAAGTTTATGGTAGGTGCTTGTACCTTAGTAGATGTTTCTTCCTTTTCATCTCCATAAGCAAAGTCTAATAACAGTTTCATATGATTGTAGCTACCTTCCTCAGCTTTCTTAGCTAAACTCTCAAAGGCATTTACCTCACTACCAAACACATTCTTAATAGCTTTCTTAGCATACTGCTTCTTTCTATTCTTCTTGGC